CCACTTTTAGCAGGATCGTTACCCTCAGCTTCAATCTGTTGTCTTCTGAATTTATTTTTGTAATCAAAAATTATTTGGTCATCGTTTTCTTTCATTTCCTCATCGGTAAAACCGAAAACATTTTTGTAAATCCATTCAGTTGACATCAACCCATCTCTTACCATAGAGTCTGCTAAAGAAGCTTTCTGTGACCAAAGTTCAAGCTTCTCTTGTTCGTAGATTGTGGATGGATTTGTTAACCCTAAATCAAAGTTTACTAACTCTTGGTCACGAAAACCTTGAGCGTACAAATGAACTACAGCAATCTTAGTCAACTCACTAACTACAATTCTCTGTATTCTTTCTATCGTTCTAGCAAAACGGACATCCTCAGCAGCTAATGTAGCTTTAGAACCTAAACCTTCTTCGTATCCTAAGAAAGCTTTTGGAACTCTTAAAGAAGCCATAAGTCTGTTTCTTAAATATTCAATATCATCAACAGCATCATAACTCAAACCACTAAGTGACTCAATGTTAGTTCCACTATCCCCACCCCTTACAGGTAAGAAAAAGTCTTCTGTAAGGTTTTGGATATTGTAACGAAGATTATAATCACCTGTTTTCTCATCGATTACAGGAGCCTTCTTCATCTTATTGATTGTCTGTTGCATAAAGTTATCAACTTCAGCTGGTGGTATATTACCAATATCTAATTTAAATATTCTTTTCTCTGGTGCTCTCATAATACGATGTATCAACATGGCATCTTCCATAAGAGTTAATTGTTTCCAAACCTTTCTACCACCCTCTAACATAGAACGACCATAAGGAACATAATTAGAATCCGATAGTAATCTAAAATGAGCTACCTCATAATTCTCAAATGTCTTTGGGTCTTTCTGTTTAGCTGAGTGTCTATTAGAATCACCTTGTGGTGTAAGTAAAAATTGTACTAATTGTGGATTATCAGGATCGTGTCCTTCCATTCTAGCAACATCATAAGCTGACATTGGTGTTACATTTGTAATACCATACTTATCGGTAATCTCTAATTGTAAAAAGAAATCACCATACTTATTCATATTACGAACCCAAGGCCATAGATTAAACTCTATGTTCAAAATATCGTAAAATAGATTATGTAGTATATCATGTATTTGGTCATTATCGGTGGTTATATTTAATACCTTACCATATTCATTTTTCATTGTAGACTCATCGGAGTAGATGTCTAAAGCAGAAGCAATTATAGAATCACTATCCATAGATTCATAGTCTCTAAATAAACCTAATCTAAGTTGCTGTTGATACAGTTGGTCATTGTAACCATATTGTTGCATATTAGAATACAACTTACTATATCTGTCAACTAAGTTAGTTTGTATGTTAGATTGTAATTGTCCTGTATCTACAATCTTTAACTTTCTTCCACCGATATTACGAACAATTGTATTCGTAGAAAAAAGTCGTTTTAGTCTTGAAAATAAATCTTTTTCTGCCATAGTTTTACCTCTTAATTAATTAACCAATCTAACGACTCTTTTTCTCCATTGGGTCCTACTTCTATTTCCCAAGAGTTCGTTTTGTTGGTTGGTTTTTGTGGTATCATTTGTGATGCTACACCACTTAAAGTTTTTTTAGTTAATTCTATTCCTTCATTTCTTAATCTTAATGCAGTATCTCTTACCCAAAGAGTCAAAGCAAAACTCATAACTAAATCATCGTTATATCCCTGCATCGCTTCAGCTTTATTGTTGTTATATATAAATACAAACAACTCGTCAATTAATCGATTTGAACGAACAATTACTGACTTTTCTCTAAAATATTCCTCTAATTTAGCGATTACCAAAGGTCTTGTCTTCATAGTCATCGAAAAACCAGCTACCATATTTCTATCTTGTGTTCTATATCTATTGTTTATTTGATGTTCTGTATCTACATACTTTAAATCTTTACTTGTGTAAAAAAGGTTTTCATATCCTCTGTCAATACATTGTTGTAGAGCAGCCCAACCTATATTGTTGTTCTCAACTACCAATAGAGCATTGTTGTATTCAGTAGCTATATTTACACATAGGTTACCAAAATCTTTTGTAGACATCCTACCTTTATACTCAGCTACTTGTTCCATAGTTTCTATATCCATAATATGAAAAGCTGAGTAATCCGAACCATCTCCTCTACTAACATCAGCACTCAGTACATAATCTTTTGTGTAGTTTGGTGGTTGCCATATCCAAAGGTTACTATCTACTCCTCTTTTTTCTAATGGGTCTTGTATATGTCTTTCTCTGTACTCCTCTAGTATAACACCATCTATTACAGTTTGACCTGAGGTGATGAAGTCACAATCACATTCTTGAGCAGCTAACGATGGCCCCAATAGTTTATCTTGTTCTTTTCTCCACTCATCGTTTCTTTCGGGATGTAAATTCCAATGTAACTTAATCCAATTCCAATCGTTTGTTCCATCTTCTGCACCAACCCAAGTCTTGTGAAACCAATTACCAACACCATTAGGTGTAGAAAGTGCGATACATTGTCCACCAGTTGATAATGTCTGTGAAGCAGCAGCCCATATCGGTTCAATCTTATCGATGAAAGCAGCCTCATCTAATATCAGTAAAGATAACGCTTCTGAACGACCACTATCCTCACCGCTTGATACTGCTTTTATTTGTGAACCATTATTGTATCGCAAGGATAGTTTGTTATCTTCCGTACATTTCTGTTTTAACCAAGAGGGTAAGTTGG